ATGGTTTTACCTGCGCTGCCCTCTCGCCACATATAAAGATTATCGGGCTGAGGACTTGGCGCGTAGCCTCGTGCCTTGTCCCGGATAGGCAACATAGCCGCACGTACTTCGGCGTTCATCTCTTTAAGCATTTCAGGATCGAGCCTACGGAGAGCTTTAACGGTTTCGCGTACGCCTTTTATAGCTACCGGCATTTTTGTTAGCCTCCTCCGCTTGCTCGTTTAATACTCTTACTAACATCTTAAACATCTCGGCATCTAAGTCGAGTACCGCTTGAGGCGGGATCCCTAACCGTATTGATAATTGTGCTACCAAATGAGTTAAAGAGTCCCGCCCTAGCTTAAAGGCTCGTCGTCTAATACCTCGACTTTAACTAATAAATCAAGATACTCGGGGCCAAAAATTGGCACCGTAACGCCGGATGCTCTTAAACATTCCCACGACAAATAAAATAGATCTGTCTGTTTTTCATCATCGCGAAAAGCTTTATGAAATCCTTTTTTTGCGTAGAGCTCAAAGGCATACTCGATGCGTGGGGTTATCTGATGCTCAGTAACCTCACCCGTAGCCCTTGTTATTTTGAGTCGTGCCATTTTTTGCCCCTTTTCTTTAGTATCAGGTAGTAGTAATTACGATTGGTGAGTTACATGTAAATGTAATGCTCTGAGTCCCGATGTCTCCGACGGCGCCGTTAATGTCGGTCGTGTTGTTTACCAAAATCGTAGTCGAAAATAAAGGGTTGGTTGCTGAGGTAGCTGCACTAGTTTGCTTTAGCGTGATAGGTACAGTCGTACCCCATGCAGCTTGTAGCGTTGCGTTTACGTTTGCCGCTGCGGTATCCGATAGGAAATCGAGCGAAATCGTAGAAGTTTCCAAACCTTTTGTAAATTTTCTGCTCGAGTCGCCCATGGCCGTGACCTCAAGCTCCTCAAATACGCGGTTAATTGTTGCGCTTGTAACGTGATCAGAGAGTGCAACCGAGTTAAGGGTTACGACTACTCCGTTTGATAGAAATACGGCCATCGCCTATTCCTCGCTTTTCTCTGTAGTAGGTGTATGTGTTTTTGTTTCTTTTTTTGGTGCTTCGGTAATCTGCCCTATCTTAATAAGAAAGGCGATATCTTCATCGGTTAGGCTCATGCTTAACTCCACTCGGTTAGTATTGAGATAGTGATGTCTGTTGTTAGTAAATCGCCGCTTTGTACGCTGAGTACGCTTGGAGCACTTACGGCCCCAATATTCATAACGATAGGCGAGGCTGCTAACTTTTGGAATACGGCGCATACAAGCGACTCGATACCTTGTAAATTGCCTTGGTTGTCGTACATCGGCACGGTACAGATAATCTTAAAAGTCGCCATAGGTGAGATGTTTGCGTAATCGTTATTAGTCGGTGTTATGTACGGATCTGCCGGTGCCACGATTACGCTATTAGCGGTAATAGTTGCAGGCGGAAAACTGTATGTATTCCAAACGTTTGCATTAGCAAGGGCCGCAGCTAGTGAGGCACGTAAAGTAGTAATAGGTACCGGCATTATCCGACCATCGCATTAGGGTTTGTGTATCCGGCGATTAGTCCGCGAATTTTACCGATCATGCTATTACCCATACGGTAAGGGCTAGGGCTAAAACCATCGATAGATACGCCGCCGGTTTGGCTAACTTGCCGGGCCTGAAAAATGTCTACGGCCAAAATCATCGCGGCCTCTCTTACGGCCGGAGTCGTTGCGTATGAGTTTGTCTTAGTATCCGCGCCTATGGCTTGGCCATAAGGTAGTACGCGCGTAAAATTAGCGTTAGCTGCGGTTTTAGCAAACTGTATAAAGCTATAACCGTTAGGCCAATTAAAAGCCATATTATTAAATGCTATAGATGGAAATTGAGTAGTAGTGCCGGCCGTCCATGGGATAGTGCCGGTAACTGTATAAGTGCCGTTATAGGTTGAGCCGCACCCACTCAAGGTTATCGAGTCCCCGGTGCTAAATATTGCAGGGTTAGCGATCATTACGGTAGCTACGTTATTTTGTAACGCGGTACCTACGACCGGTGCAGAGTCAAACCATAAAAACTGATTAAGTAAATCCTGCGCAGCTTGGCAACAGGTCTCGACGATATCCGACGAGTAAAGGTTTTCGATGCCGAGGTTAGCGCGTAGCTCGGCTTCGGTTACGTACGTTGCAGGCATCTTATTCTCCTTACTTACTAGGGCCGGTACCCCTCAAAGGGCTAAGAGGGGTACCGACTATTAGTGGTTTATTTAGTTAAGGTTAAACTTAACAATACCCTTAGGCATTTTTGCGATAGTTGCCATGTAGCCGTAAATAGCTACTTGTACTTGTAGGTTTGATACTACGTTTACTGACATATACGCCGTAGGTGATTGGTAAACCGTAAAGGCCTCAGGTGCAAGGATCACGGCTGAGTCGTCGATCGTTGTAGTAGCGGTAAAGTTTTTATCTACATAAAGATCGAGTCCGAGTACGTTGCCTCGAATAGATCCCGGCTGCACTAGACCGCCTGCGTTCATTGGCTGAGATGCTGAGTAAATTGGTCGCCCGGTTGTATCGGTAGCACCCATAAGTAGCTGCCATTGTGACCCGTTAGCGATGTAGTTATTAGCAAAATAACCGGTAGCTTCGTAAACCTTACGAGCTGAGTCTGAGGCAAACTCGATAATACCTGCGGAGTCTGCATCGCATCCCGAGCTATATTGACCAGCCGCGATAAGAGCAGCTAGTACGGTGGTATCGAGAGTCTTTAGATACGCGTTTTGTAGCTGATTTGTTAGCTCTGCATAGAAATTAGGATCTGAGCGCTCTAACAATTCTACGCTGATCGTATTCATACCGGCATATTTGGATACGGTACCTGTTAGGTAAGCCGTTTCCATGCCTGTATTTTGTACCGCTCCGGCTTCTGCCTCAACGGTTACTACAGGTGCTACGCCTGTACCGCCGCCTGCGGATGTAACCAAAGATGGGACGTTAATAGTCATACCGTTAGTAGGCAAAACTCCACGTGAGCAAGCATCGATAGCAGGTGTACCAAAACGAGTGTTAGTAGGAAATTCTGCTAAGTACTGAGTAGGTGAAAATGCAGGGTTTGTAGCAAAGCTATCATCGGCTGCGGTTACGTATAGCTTTGAGTCATCGTTACCTAAAGCTGCCTTAATCTTGTGCTCTGTATAAGCGCCCATAGATGTAATAGGTGTACGTACTCGCTGAGAGTCTAGTACGGATGGTCGGATGATCTTACGAGCGGCTTCGACTTTTTCAGCCTCTGCCGGTGCATCTACCGGAGTATCCTCCGGTGTATTTTCAGGGGCTGTAGTCACAGCTTCCTCGCTTTCAGTTTCGGTTTCGACCTCTACGATCGTCGTAGAGATAGTTGTAGTTTTTTCTTTTGTACTTGTAGCTGCCTCAAGCGCTGCTCGAGCGGCTGCAATATCAGTAACGGAGGCGCTAGAAAAGGCTGCGCTCTCTACGAGGCTTACCTCTTTGAGGACCGCCGCCGTAACTAACAGGTAATCACCCATAGGCTTAGAGGCCGTTACATCGACCCCTACGGATAAGCCGCTTACTAGGTTTTCCTGAGCTAATACGAGCGCATCTTGTCCTCGAGTGCTGCTCGATAACTTAAAAGATCCGTAAACGCCCTCGGTCGAGTCACTAAAAGAAATAGCGCGACCTACCGGCTTATCGGCTTGATGCTGCATAAGTAATTTAATTTTTGAGGCCTCAGCGTAAGTAATTGAGCCGCGCTCAAACATGACCGGGCCTGCACTTGTAAAACCGACTTCGCCATATGGTGCAACGAGTCCGGAAATCATCCGGCGCTCTGTATCGGCTGCCTGTATTTCTTGGCTAAACGTTAGTAGCACTTGTATCTCCTAGCGGTGTTAGTTGCTCCATTTGTCGGGCTTGGTCTACATCGATTAAATCTAGATTTAACATTTTCTCGATAATGTCTAAACGATCCTTAGCATCTACACGTAAGAAAGTATCATCGACGGCAAACCGGACCTGATTAGATCCGTTTGTTATATCGTTCATTGAGAGACGATCCTCAATGGCTGAAATGTAAGGCTGCAACGAATACGCGACGAATTCTTTTCTACCGTCCAAAATATTTTGGTACGTCATCGAGTTATTCATGTCCGCGCTAATTAGGTAACTCGGTACGTTCATCGCGCGGCTAATTTCAGTTGCTAAGTATTGCGAAAATTCTGCGTACGCCATGTCCTTAGGTGAGAAAGATGTAGGGACATAATCGAGAGTGCTCGTTAAATATGCGGTGCTGCGATTTTGTCTAGCACTCTTAAAAGCTGCTAGTAGTCCTTGTATCTGAGACTCCGGTAAATCTGCTCCGTTATTTTTTAAGATACCTGTAGGCATTGGTGTAGCTGCACTTATCGCCGCTGCCTTTTGTACATCGTATGCAGCTTTAATAGTCGTACTTGCACTTTGTAATACACCAGGTAACAAAGATTGGAAAGTAACGAGAGAGCCGATA